GAATATGCAGATAATCCTTGGGAGGAGCCAGGAAAAACTCCAAAAGAATTAGTTAACTGGAGAAATAAATTTGACTCCTATGATCCAGGTGCTGGCAGTATTGACTACTTAACTCCTAATATGAGCAGGCAGTACAAACCTTCTGTTGGTAGTGGTAAGTTCTCAGGTTTCTTAAGAGCTAATCAATACCAACAAGATCGATCTAACTAGAATAAGAAAAAGTATTTATTTTGTAGACGTTAATGACATCAATACTTCCTATCGGTACTCCATCTCCCATTAATATAAAGAGCGCCAAAGATAGAACTAAAACATGGCTTCAAGACACTTACAGGAAAGAGCTTGGTCGTGAATTAGGTGATGAAGGAGAGAAGTACTGGACAGCAGATATCCATGATCGAGGTCAGACGCAAGACCAAGTCCTAGCAAATATCAGACGTAGTGATGAATATAAAAATTATCAAAGAGGAAGAGACGACGAAAGAGAAATTCCAATATGGCCAATTATTCCTGGTGATCCAACCATACCCGGACCTGAAAAGCCTAAGCCTGAAAAACCTATAACTAAAAAACCAAAACCTCAAAAACCAAAATACGACTATACCCCTGACCCAGACAGGAAATACAACAGGTATTGGGATGCAATAGACGCAGCAGCTAATACAGGTAATCAGATGACCGATGAATATTACGGTCGTTTCTTACCTCAAATGCGTAATGAAGTCATGCTCGGTATCAATGAGATAGGAGCAGCAGATCGTTACCACGGATCTAGGTACGAAGGTAAGCCACCAGAATATACCGATCCGAAAGAATTATTTGACTACTACAAAGGAAAAACTGATAAGAAGTCTGGCTCAGACAACAAGGCGATTAGTGATTTACAAAAAAGACTTGATGAACTAGAGAAGAAATACTCCATCAAATAAAATCCTTGTTAAGGTTTGTTAAGTATCTTGCATAATATATGACTGAGCAAGCAGTTTCAAACAAGGATTTTGTCACAGAATCTTATCGCAAACTCCTGCACAGAGAACCTGACGCTGAAGGATTGCAGTACTGGATTGATGATTTAGAGAAGCGTGGTGAATCAAGAGATGATGTCGTAGCAAATATTAAGCTCAGCGATGAATACAAAGCGATGGATTCTTAAGGATTAATTTATTTAATTTGCAAGACACCTCTTGCAATTCTTTGTTAAGGGCTCTACCTTGCCAGTAGAAGTTCTATATTGAGCATTGTGTCCTTCGATCAATTTGCTGTTCAAAGAATAGGCGGAGAAGAGATGCCGCAACAACTTCTCTATTCAGTATTTAAAACATTAACCGATATATCCTTTACTCCTAATACAGCCTTTACTGATCTGCACCCTGAAGATGTCGCAGGTGAGATGTTTGTTGATCACTGGACTAGTGCAGTGAAACAAGAAAGAATGATCACAATGGAAGCATATCTTCCTTTCGACCATCCTCATCTATCACTTTCGATAAGAGGAGATAAACAAACGATTTCAGAACTTAAACAAATATGCTCGACGCTTTCGTTTAACACCCAATCTTTATACGAAACAGTAGATAGTTATCGAATGCCTGTGAAAGATACAAGGAACTGTCCTATAGAGCAATTCATCTACTCAAGAGTTGAGGGGCATTACCAACCCCAAAATGAAAAAGAATTTGTATGGACTGAAGAGAATAGACATGAACAATTAGCACAAGGTTATTCATCATTAATAGACCTCAATACCGCTCGTGAGAGAGGGATCTCTAAAGAAGTAGCTCAGAAATCTTTGCCACATAATTTAATTATTAACGCTACAGTAACTGCAAGTCTTGGGGACTGGCTTCGACTTTTAGAGCGTGTTAGCTTGATGCGTAGCAGCTATGAGATGAAGACAGTAATCGACAAAATTGCAGAAGAAATTCGTAAGTGGGTTCCCGAGATTTATCGCTGGTGGCATTCAGGACTTCTTAAAAAGAATTCAAAAAAATCTAGTGGAAAAGCAATCGCGGCTTGATCTATTTAAAACAGAACAGACTCGTGATTTACATGAATTGCATTCTCAAATCAATTTATTAATCACTGAGTTTTTGATATCTCCTGAGTATCGACGTTATGTACCGCTACTAACACAAGCGGAATACATAGCCGACCAGATATTTGTTGACACAGAGAGGAAATCTGTATGGCGAGACCGAAGCCAACAGAATTATTAGTCAAGTTCTTTCCTGAACTAATTGATAAGTCTGTTCCTTCCTCAAACAAGGAAGCTTCGAAGGAATTAAACGTCAGAATTTGTGAAGCAATTATCTCGGATTTAATTGCTAAATTCGATTCATTGTTTAGCTATCTAGGGGAGGGAGCTTTAATTATTAAGCTCGCATCCCGACATGGAAAGCCACAATTACAAACTCAAAATTTCATCAATAAATTTTCTCTTGAGAGAGATTTAGTTGAAGCCGAAAAAGTTGGAGATGAATCAGTTATTGAGTTCCTAAAGGATGTTTTAGGCAAAGTTAAAAAGTGCAGATTTGACGACGAAATTTGCATCCTATTACTTGATAACTCTGGAGGTTCCGCAGCAATCATTCCAAGGGATGATCCTACGGCTCGCATTAAAGAAATGATGGATGAGCTGTAATCAATGCCAGATCCAAAAAGAGTTGAACGATGTGACTTGGCTCCTCCAGCCGATGTCATCACAGGCGCTCGAAGTGTTCTAGGCACTATTGATCTTGATCCTTATTCAAATAAAGATATTAATCGTTCTGTTTTAGCAGCACGATATTTCGATAGAGACAAGGAAACTCTTGATCAAATTGTTCACAAGGACTGGGATGTACCTAACGAAAAAAGAGTTTTTGTTGGAGCCCCAGCTGGTGCAGCATTAACTCGCAGATTGATAAATAAAACTCTGACTGAATACAGGCAGGGTCGCATCAGTCATGCCGTGATTTGGATGGCTCATAACGAGGCAATCATTCGAGCACCTTGGCTATGGGATTTTCCAATTTGTATTCCATTCAGGAGATTAAGACCTCAGTGGTGGGACGAAGAACTAGAGACGTTCCGAGGTGTATCACCTTCGGATTGGTCGGCCATCGTCTACCTACCACCAACTGATCCTGCAAGGTTTCAAACCTTACTCTCCAGATTTCACAACGTCTTTACCTCGCTAGGTCGAGTGGTCTTCAACGAATACAGCGGCGAAGGCGATTGGGATGAGTCCTACAAGATTGCATATGGAAAAAACTATGATTATAGGATCTGATCTTGATCAGTTCCTAGCTCCTGATGGAAATAAATATCTCACGATCAGGTCTGTTGTTTATGACTCATGGATCATTTGGCAAGATGCTTTGCCATTTGATAAGCACTTGAGAGTCATGCTCAACCAAGTGATCTATGAAAACATCATTGCATTAGCGACTCGCATTCATAAATTGCACCAATCAATGCCTGGATACAAGGCTCTCACTGAATCTCCGTTCGAATTTGTTTTATGGTTCGATCCCCTTGATTCAGATCCACTTTGGAATCAGGGAAAGAAATGCAGATTCATGATTAATGAATTTACGGCAGAAGAAATTGAGTTTTATAGCAAGAACAAGAAAGGAAACAAATTAGAAATCAAGCCTATGACTAGCCGATTAGTCGAGGCCAATATCCCCGAAAAGGTTTAACTCCATGAATTGCTGGCATTGCAATACCGAATTGATCTGGGGCAGTGACTCTGACCTGCCAATTCCATGCGACGAATACGACTTCGTTACTTTTCTGTCGTGTCCAAAATGTGAGTCATTTGTTGAGGTCTATCACAAGAAACATGATTGACAGCTTCTGGAATCTTGACCCCTTCAATGTTGACCCATCTCGTTTCGTGGTCCTCTTCTGGAATGGAATCATACTCAATTCCTTTTTCCCGAAGATACTCTGCTGCTTGTGATTCAAATTCTTTTATATCTTGATAAGTCATGATTTCTTCTTCTGAAGAGATTGCATATATCAACTCTTCTTCTTGAGAGATGAAACAATTAGTTTTTTTATCCATTGGGAAAAATAATAAGACCCGCTAATCCTGCACAGAAAAGAATTATATGTCAAGTAACAAAATATAAACAATGCTCTCTTGCAAAACGTAGTAAATAGCTTACATCTAGCTCTTTTTGTCCCACCCGAAAACGGACAATGCAACAGACAATAGATATACACTGCCTTTTAAAATTCCGACCTTCGGGCTCATCTGTAAGCCCTCTCGTACACTCAGTACCTTTCAGTATGAATTAAATCGAAAACCTACCCGAAAAAGGACAAAACTACGGACAATTCTCTAAATTTGGATGTTCTCCTGTTTCGTAATAAGCCTGTGCATTTTCTCCAGCGGTTTCGCAGGTATAACTATCCGGCGTTCCAGGTGATTTCCAGTCAATGGCTCCCATCCCTCCTGAGATTTTGCATCCAGCAAGTAATAAAGGAATAGTAAATAACAAAAGTTTTCTCATGTTTAAGTACCTAAGTCTCCATACCTTGCTTCGAACATAGCTTTCCTTGCTCCGTACTTATCAAGATCTTCTTTGAATAATTGGTTGTCCTCTGCTTGTTGAGCAGATCGTTGATTTAATAATTTAATACCTGTATTACTGTCGAGTGATTTCCTTCCGCCAGTAGATCCACCATAACTTTGTGCGTCATGATTGCTCTTTCTAGATCGCGCAAGGTGCGCTCGTACTAAGGCGCTCTTACGTCTTGTCAATGCCATATTGCGTTCCAAGGAGTAATACTGATTCAGGCCATTTTGACCTAGGGATGTATTTAATCATCAGGTAAAAATGAAGGTTATGGATCAAGGTGTACATCACAATGACAGTGGTCGGAGTCAACCCTCTCTCCTCATTGAGAATCGCATTACATAAAGCAAAGCCTTCTAGCATTTGCCTTTCCATCACTGCGAGGGTTAGCTGTTTTCCTTTGTCTTTGTGTTCTAGGTCACTCAATACGCTTGCTTCATCTTATACTTAACACTATCCTAGGCAGAATAGAAGAGAACTAAGTGAAGACTCGTTTTGATCTTGTGCCTTGGAATTCTGTTGGAGACATCGCTGATGTCCTCCAGTCTGGCGCTGCAAAATATGGGGCGAATAATTGGTGCAGAGGTTCCGACTGGAGCAGATATTTCTCTGCGTTATGCCGACACTTATTTGCATGGTGGACAGGAGAAGATAGAGACAAAGAAACAGGAAGAAGCCACCTTGCCCACGCTGGATGCTGCTTGCTCTTTCTAATGGAATATGAAAGAAATAACTGGGGAACAGATGATAGGTTCACTGGTCCAGACGGACAAACATTTACTAAGCACGATGGACTAGGTGACATAAAGATCTCTTCTAATTACAAGCCAACGATAGAAACAACTGACGATGGATTTAATGTAGATTTATATCAGGCAATTACTAAGGCTGATCCTATTGATTTAGGACTTGAATAATGTCTAAAGATAACAATCAAACCTGTCAATGTGATCATTGTGTTGAAATTATTAATCAGCAAAATCGTTTAGAAAAATGGCAAAATAATCGACTCATTTTTAATCACTTTATTGAAAAAGCGGCTAAGTCTGTACGTCCTGATTTGTAGTTTTACTGACGAGGCTTTCTATTCCTAGACTTCATTTGTTTCTGTAATGCTTCCATCTGTGGAAGATTCATTTGCGTCTGAGCAGGCTGTTGTATAGGTGCAGTGGCTTCCTGAATCCTTGCCTCTAATTCTTGCATTTTCGCTAAGTTCTGCCTTTGCTGCTCTTCGAATGCTGGTGGCATTTGTCGCGTCTGGACTGGAACTGGTGGTTGCTGAACAGGAATCTGTGCAGTTAATTGAGCAGCCATTGCAGTTAATTCCGACTGAACTTGCTGAGCAACTAAAGGAGGAACTTTATTGATTGCATCTTGTACTTCAGTCCGTGGAATCAAGTCAGGTATTACTTTCTCGATAGCTTCTACTCGTCTTGTCCACTCACTATCTTGTTTACCTCCTTTCAATCCGATGGTGACGTATTGTCCTGTTGCAAGTCCTACGACAACGGCGGTCGCACTGGCAATTAAAATTTCCATAAGCCCTATCTTACAGTTTGTAATCTAATGTAATAAGACTTTAACCGCTAGTCTTCGTCATTGCCTAAAACTATTGAATCCATATCTAGTTCGAAATTTACTGACTTAATCACCTCACTTAGGGAGTCGTCTTCTGATTCCCCTAGAGGTAATCCAATTACTTCTTCTCCTTCGTCTTCGAGCAAAGGGAGAATTGCAGTGCCTTCATTGAATTTAAATGCAAATCCTGCATCACGGCTAGCAGCAAGAAAGACTTGCTTCTGTCTGAATTTGTCCTCCAATGAATCTAGTAATGCCTCGATTAATTCTTCCTTCGATAGATCCCTCACTTGTAGAGCTACCTTGTGAAGCATGTAAGCCTGCTCCATTGTCAGATCTGGATTCATGATTGATTGCTCCTGATAGACACCATAGTTCGAACAAATCGTTGTTTAACGGTGTAATCCATTCTTTTATTCTGGCGGCTTTTTTTGAACAATAAAAAGTTTGAGCTTCATACCAGCCCAACCAATCACGGTTTGAACCTTTAGCCGAATTGCATTGATGACATGCTGGTACAAGATTTGTACGTAAGCTGCTACCACCAAATGCTTTGGGCTTTACATGATCGATTGTTAGATGAATACTAACGCCTTGGCTATCTTTCTGGAGGCCACAGTAAGCACAACACCCCCAATGTTCTTTAATTGATTGTTTAAATCGCCTCAGAGCTGCCCCTTTAGAGATTTCTACTAGACCGTATCGATAGGTCTCCCAGCGTTCTGGTATCAAGGAATATATTCAACTGATTTAACCTTAACCACGGACAATTGTAGTTATTAGTTATTCCATTTTTAAAACATCTAAAATTAAAGGTAGCTCTGAAATAGACATGAAAGTCTTTAATATTCTTGCCCTTGCGAGTTTTGGTATCAGCATCTCATTGGTAGGAGGAACGATTGCTGGATACTTCTATCTGAAGAATCCGCTAACTCAGCAGAACCTACAAAACAGGCTGATCAAAGCGATTACACCTGCTTTAACTAAGGGAGTTTCAGGATCTCTTCCGAAAGTTGATATACCTTCATTACCTAGTTCTACCGGAGGAGTTGTACCCCTTAATCTCTAAGCGGTGGACATTCGATATATAAGAGTTAGAGATGTATCCGTACCTAAGATTCCCGACTGGGCAGTCATAACACCTGAGAGTATTCCGTTAGCTGTTCCTGTCACTCAAGGATTAATAACTGGTCAAATAGGTTTTCCAATCGTTGACGTTCCTGGGTGTGTAACAGCACGAGAGACAGATGGAAACAATAACCTGATTGAGGATGACGAAAACGGAAATTTAATCCTGTGCGACGGTACGGCTCCTGTCTTCCCAACTTTTGACTACAGCCCGAATGATCTGAAACCCATTATTGATAAGAAACCAAATATTCAACTTCCACCTAGTACACCTCCAGCAAATAATGCCAATACAGATTCTTTGTCTGAGGGTCTTAATACTGGAATGAATCTACCCGGATCGACGACTCTTCCCCCTGCAAGTGATCCTCCACCCGTTAATGAATGTCCTCGACCTGATGACCCACCAGTAGGAAGTAAAGGCAAGTTTGGTACTGCTCGTGTCTCTGGTTACGAGTTAAATGAAGAAGGGCAGTGTATTACTCTTTGGGAATCTCAGAAACCACAAGATGTAGCTTTCACTTATTTACCCCCACCTCCATTGGTCCTTACGACAGGAGCTACTGCTGCGGTCGCAGTAACTAGTTCTGTGTTGATTAAGCCTCTAAGTGATTATCTACTTAAGGTTGTGAAACCCCTCGTGAAGAAGACTCTGAAGAAGGTGTTACCTCGTCTCCTGAAGAAGAAGCCCAAGGTGCTTTCACTTCGAGAACGCCGATTGGAGCAGAAGAGTCTTCGGAAGTAGACGTACTAATTTGCTCTATTGTATGTCCATGATCTGGTACTGATGTTGGATGTTCCCCAACCTCCACGTCCTCACATATCTTTGCGTAGGTGGTTCCGGGTCTGAAGAAAATATTTTGTTGCCGCAATGTCCCGCAATGCTTCAACCTTGAAATTTCGTAATCAAGTATTTTTAAATTTAGGGATGCTTTTCTCAGAGCAATCTCTGTTCGTCCTGCTTCTTTACATAGCGATTGTAGCTCTGCATCTAGTGGCTTAGACCATTGAAGGGTTGCTCCATAGTTCCAGCCGAAATTGTCCTTCTGAAGGGTTAATACGTCCTTGTGAAAAAGGATAGCCCCCGGATTATCTGGAGCACCATCACCATCTATATCCCTCATGTCGTAGACAGGATCTTTATAGCTTTCTATGAATGGTCGAGTTACATTCCTCTGCCTGCCGATATAGGGAGATAATGTCATTGTCTCAGCCTGACAAGTTACCCCATTCGTGAAAGCAGAATTTATAAAATTACCTGTTAAAACTTGATACGCATTAACTTGAGCACTACCACTGGATGTCGCTTGAGGATTAGCTGTAGCAGATACACCTCCAACATCTGTCGCGAAAACTGATGATGGAGTTAATAACAAAAGCCCTAAAGCCTTAGCTATTACTGGCTGAACACGCTGCTGCTTGTTATTGTTGTATCTATTTCTGAAGTCCGAGTTATTGTTGTGCGATTCCGAAGTCCTGGTCCTTGATAAGAAGAAGTGAACATGAAATTTGCTCCATCTGTAACTATCGAGAATTTTGGATTTGTATTTAGATCTAAGCCAGTCCATGTAGTCGTACCGCCATTCAAGGTCGTATGCGTAACTTCAAGATGGGCTGTTGGATTGATATAACCTGTCGATGGCTTGACGTTCACACCAGAGACACTGTGTACCCAGCCTGTATTGAAATCTTCTGATACTATAACCTCATTTATAACCTGACGTTGAGTGGTGGTTGAGTCGAGCTTTCCCGAAGAAAAATTTGGCGAAATAGGTACTGCCTGACTAGGGTTTGACCAGCCAAGCAAGATTAATATTAAACCTGTTAGACGTTTTACTCTTCCCACTGCTTATCAGCATTCGTGGCTATTGCATGTGTCCCTGCAAGTAGCGCTGCAATACCTGCTCCTCCTAATCCCATCATCGCCATCCTTCTACCTTTTGGACCAATTAATGGTTGTGCATTAGTTAACTTCGTAGCTAATTCTTCTGCATCATCCTTCTCTTTTCTTATACGAGCGATATTATTGACTCGTCTGATAGCTTCTTCAGCTTTCAGTCCTTTACCCCTTAGATCAACACCTGCTTCTACTAGCTTATTTAAATCCCTACCTGCTCTTGCAACCGCTTCCGTTACTCCAATACGACCAATATTTAGCAAGCCAATAGTCCTTTGAAGTCCAGTATGCCCTGCTTCAGCCCACTGACTAGCTAAACCTAGTAGTCGATTAACTGCTTCTTTATCAGGATTCATCGCACGGTCAATTCTGAGGTTATCTGTCCTATGCTAGTCGTTCCCGCGTTTCCAGCGGTTATGGCTAAAGCGCCGCCCCCGACTGAGGTTAGAGTTCCACCAAGGTCGCCTTTAACGCCTCCGGCAAAACTGGTCACTTGGCCGTAAGCTGGAAGTGATGCTGCCTGCCCTGTCGTTGTACTTATCGCAACGCCTGCTGCCAATGTAGATATAGGATCACCTGTTATTGCTGAATTTGAAAAGCTAAAATTCTGTCCAGCTGTATTAATCGTGAAATTCCCCGGCACGACTGTCGCTGCTGCTGTGGCCGATCCAGCTGTAAGTCCTGCAAAGGTATCGTTATTTCCCGTTCCGACCTTAACATTCACACCACTAACAGATACAGCGCTAGGTACTCGAGTAGCCGTTGTGCTTGCACCGTCTACTGTAAGTTGAATATTGCTCTGAATACGATGCGTAACATCAGCCCTTACTGGTCCGCATAGCGACAGTAATCCTATTAAAACAGCGAACCGTTTCATCACCAAATAAAAACCTTTTCCCCTTTACTTTAGAGAAAAATAATTATCAAATATTTTCTAAAGATATGCCTTGCTGATATTGGTAGCAAAGCCTACAATTACCGTCCCGAAACTCAAGACCGCAGCAGCTCCTATCACCCACTTCTCTACTACCTTTAAGCGTTCTCTAAGATCTGCTTGCTTCTCCTCCAGACGCTCAATCTTTAACTGCATCACAGTGATTTTCACCTCCTGTGATGCGTCTATATTTAACCCTGAGTCAGTCATGAATTATTCTCGGTAGTCTTTTCTTTCTTAACTAGCTCTCCACCAACTATATGTATAGGAGTCTGTACTCTTATGACCTGTTCATTGTTATTTAGAGTAGCGAGAATCTTTAGTAATTTCTCTTCAGAAAGTCCACCACTGCTACCATTACCGTTTTTCTTTTGAGCAGCAATCCCATAGCCAGCTAAAATACTTCCGAGCAAACTCGCAGGGAAAGTCGGATCAATATTTCCTTGCTCAGGAATTGGAATAATTGTCGTTCCAAACGTCAACTTCTCAGGTAGACGTACGTACGATAAAGTCAACATTGAAATCGACCACCCAAGCACACCAACTTTTATGCCGTTTGCGAGAAGCTCTTGCCATAAAGGTTCATCTTCTTCTTCCTTCTTTTTCTTTTTCTTCTTAGCAGCTTCTGCTTTTTTCTTTTCCTCTTCGGATAGTTCCTTTTTTTCTTCGACTTCAGCCATTTTCTATTTGCATGTATCTATATCTTAAGTGGGTTGCAATGTGCAAGATAAGGCATACACTATTCAACATAGTCAGATTGGGTCAATGGAGGCTTGGGTTTCAAATACAGAGATGCATAAGCATCTAGGAGTAAGCAGGAAAACTCTTTGGAGGCTGCACAAATATTTTTCAGAGGGAGTTCATTGGCGACGCAAAGATCCTTTGAATCCGAATAGCCACAAAGTTTGGAGGTTGAGTTCGGTAGATCAATTACTTTCTCAGCCAACCAATGTTCTTAAGAGAAGGGCAAAAAAAGTATGACCAGTTCGAATTTCGAAGATCACAAGAAAAGCAGTAAACGAAAGCTGCGATTTTCAAGGTCTGGAATACCTCTTCACCAGCTAGACGACATTCAATACATGGAATACGCAATGGAACATCCCGAAGACATCCCTTTACCGGAGGAAGAAAATGGAGCTTCATGAAGAATTTAAAATCTGGTCTTTGATTTGGACCTCAGAAAGAATCAGACGCACAATTGATAATCAAAAAAATCCTGTTTTTAAATTGCTGCTCAGATTGTTTTATTACAACGAGTACATGAAAACAGCAAAAGAAATGCAGATTCACATGGGCTCTACTTCACCAGAAGAAATAGGTCTTCAAAACGAACATCCTTTTTATTAATTACCAATGGGCTTAAGTACAGTTACATACAAAATCTTGCCAAACGGAAACATCGAGGCAGAAGTCTCTGGCGTTTTAGGTCATGCCTGCACTCGTATTACTCAGCCAACAGAAGAAGCTGTTGGTGAGGTTATAGACCGTAAGTACCAAGCGAGTTACTTTGTCACAGACTCGAATCCAGCGGAAAAGAGAATTGAACTACTGGAAGAAGAGGACTGGAGAGGTTGTTGCGGAACCCATAACTGCGCTCTTTAAGCAGCATATGGATGAGTGAAAGAATCTGTAAAATCCTCATCTATTTTTTTCTTATTAGCCCATAACTGATATCTCTTGCGATGGACATCCACCCCATGTCCCATTGCTTTGGCACATTTTTCATCACTTAGATGGCCGAATCCAGGGTCGCTCATCATGGTGACTGCCCATGTATGTCTTAGATCGTATGGACGAGCTTGGATTTTCTTGCCTCGTGTAACAGTCGAATCCGCAAGGAGAGGAGGCATTGGACCAGGCTTGCCTCTGACATTTCCTAATGTTCTCCTAGTTATAAATTCTCCCAGTTTGTCATTGTTTTGTCCGATGCCATCCCAACCAGCGGCTTTCTCTGTGACCTCGTAAAAAACAGATGGTTTCGTTGCGCTAGTAATAATGGGTTTTATTTTGCTTCTTAAGTATTTTTGATTAGTTTCAAAATTTTCAAATAGCTTGTATTTTTCAAGCCAAAGCTGGAAGGCAGGCCAAACCAAATGGTCCACAGGTGATTTGGTTAATATCCCAGGGACTGAAATAAATGAATTTCGTCTTTTCTGTATATACCAAAGCTCGTGGTTCCTCAAGCCGTAAGCCATCATCATGGCAAGACACCAGCACTGCCACGGAAATTCTTCGATATTTTGATCTAAATATTCCTCCATCGTTTCTTTCGTCACGATTGCTCTGGCTTGAATACCTTGCTGATCTTTTAAATTCTTAGTCAGTTTCTTGGAATCATTATTATGGAATCTTCTATATAAATGGTATTCATCGTTGGTAAACCAAGAAGGGAAATTACCCGCTATAGAGCAATAATAATTTTGCAGCTGTCTTAGAAATTCAAGTCGTGTAAGGAATGGTTTTGTTCCAACCTCCCTCTCATAAAGCCAATCCTTAATTGCCTTTTTACTTTGAGCAATATTCCTCCTTTCAAGTTCATTCAAACAAGCAAAATAATTTTTATTTGTTGATTGTTTATTTCTCTGATTTAAATATTTACGCAGCTTTTCTGACTCATGCTTCCAAGGATTATGTTTCTCTTTTTGTCCATAATTAGAACACCAAACTTGATCTCCGATTAATTGGACCTGATCCCATACTTTTTGACAATCATCTAAAGAATCTATCCTTAACGGCTTAAGTGAAATCCTATTTGAAGATTCCCAAGAATCACGAACAAAAATACTGGGGCTTCCGCTCTTCTTTTGGAGCTTCCACCGATACTTCATATCTTTCTGAAAAAGAATAAATTTATCAATTGGATACTTCATCGGACAAAAAACCTACCCGAAAAGCGGACAACTTGACCGGTAAAAAGCGGACAATTGACCCCAACCGGACAAAAAAAGCGGACAAAAAACGACCCAATTCTCCACCGCACTAGACCGCTTGAATCAACTTTTTTCATTGGCCCTCGATACCTGAGAACCCTTTCTAACACTAAAAAAGCCCGGTATCAACCGAGCTTAAAGTTATTGGTGGCGGGGGCAAGATTTGAACTTGCGACCTTCGGGTTATGAGCCCGACGACATTCCGTGAGATCCCTTGGTATGACTAGGCTGTGAAACCTCACCGGACAACGCTTTTTTTGGTGATCGGACAAACCAGAATTGTTACAACCAGCCGTAGATGGGCTGAAGTGTACCCCGGTCATCGTCATCATCATCGTCATTCCTGACATCATACCCAAGTATATATGTAACTATCGCCACCGCAATAAGAGGTATGAAAGGGAAGATGATGGCAAGTTGAATTGTACTTTGATCGGCTAAATCATACATTTTGTTTTAGTCTGTTGGATAATTTCTTTTGAGCTTTTAATTCCTTTTTTAATAACTTTTTGGCTTCTTTTCTAGATGTACAGGTCTCAGCCTTGGCAGCTATTTTTAATAATTTGCGGTGTTGTTTTTCGATAGTTTTACCGTGTTAATTGGGCCAATAATTCAGCATCTGCTCTGGCTTTATCGGGACCATCTAACGCATCAATTAGCAGATAAGAACCACTAGCACCAGTGATTAAAGGTATTAATAGTTCTGCTAATCTGCCTGCCATTCTTCTTCTATCTTTTGAATAAATAGCTGGCGGAGTTGATTCAACTTGCTGCGTTATTTTCTTCTCCACAGGTGTTGGTAAATAAGGACCAACAAGTGGATCAAGAGATTCAGCTGCTTCTTTTGTTAACGCTCGTCTCA